AAGTTACCTTACTCAATTCGGCTGGCAAGTTGCTGATAGCACCGAGACACTACTGTGGAATACAGAAGTGTCACCTGTTATTTGGAGCGAGTTGTCAGTTGATGGTAGGAAGGAGTTTCACATGCCAGCCTGCTGCTTTGCTGCGTTGCCGTTTAAACATTGGCGAGGAACCATGAAGTTCCGTTTTCAGATAGTCGCCTCCTCCTTTCACAAGGGGAGATTGAAAATCGTTTACGATCCTTCATTTGCCTTATCCAATGAATATAACACAAATTACACGCACATCATTGATTTAGCCAAGGAGCGAGACTTTACCGTTGAGGTAGGTTGGGGCCAGCAATTCTCATTCTTGCAACATGCAAATATGAGTATGAATGGCGGACCAATCTATCGTGATACAAAGATTGGCTGGGCACCACGCATATCTGCGAATGGTATCCTAGCCGTCTATGTCGTCAACGAGCTTACTGTCCCTAATTCCACTGTTAACAATGATATTGCCGTAAACGTGTTTGTTTCGGCCGGAGAAGATTTTGAGGTAGCCAATCCACATGATTCTGATATTCAGAATTTGTCTTGGTTTGCCCCACAAGCTGGCGAGTACACACCCCAATCGGGAGAGGTGTCTCAACCAGATGCGGATCTTACTCCAGAAGAGTCAGCCCCAATGAAGCCTGAACCCACGGAAACGTTGGGTCCAGAACTGACATCAGCGGATCATACGCTTGATGTATTCTTTGGAGATCCCATTGTGTCTTTTAGACAATGCTTGAAGCGATATAACTATTTACATTCGCTCGCATTTCTAGACACCACCGGATTTAACATATGGGTACTCAGCGATTTTCCGATGTATCGAGGTTTTGCTCCAGGAGCTGAACACAAAGCAAAATCACCCGTCGATCCCACCCCCTACAACTTCCAAGATGACGCTGTTGAACTACGTTACACCAGCGTTTACTTGCCGAAGGGGTGGAATGCGATGGAAATACATGTACAATGGAAATGCC